GATTTGTTGGATTAGACACCCTTGCCATGTAAGAGATAAGTTTATCACCATCAGGGGTAGCGTGAATAAGTGAAGCAGTGTGTGTCATGTGGGTAGAGTGAGTGGAGTTAGTAGAGTATGTATTGAATATATGAATGAATGAAGATAAATAGAGATGACAAGAAAGAATTGTCAGTAAATACAGTAATATAATTTATGTATATTAAGTATTCAGAAACAATAAGCTTGTCAATTGAATTACGCTCGTCTTGAGACTCGCTCCCAGTCAAAGTCAGTATTGGGTTGGGCGGTATTTACGGAGTCATGACTCATCCATGACTACAGTAAAGGGGAAAGATTGTCATCCTTCCCCGTTCGGAGGTCGAGTCCACCCTTCTCTTCCCCCTTATACTGAAGGGCTCTAAAAATCCATTGGTATGACTAGGGTCTTAAATTAAGTCCAAGTCGGTACAGTTCGGGTAAATCCCCGTGCTTTTTCTCGTTGTTCTTTGTTAAGACCCAGTACAAGATGGTTAGCTGAACCTTGAGGGTCTTCAATGGAAGAACGGAGAAGGTCTTCCCATTCCAAGCGTTTACGTTGATTAATTTCTTCTTGAGCGGAGATACCAAAGGCATCAATAAAGTATTTAACGCCTTGAGCAAGGGCATCTAATCTGTCGTCATGTTTAACTGCACCTTTTTCACGACACATTCTACTCATTTGGTAGAATAACATGTAAAGGAGTCGTTTTTCTGGAGCTTCATCTTTATTGCTGGCGTAATCCCAATCAATGACACTGCGATCAACAATAAGACGGTGCTGATTAAGAATGGGTTCCAATGCGTCAATGATTCTGTCTTCTTTTCTGACATTAGCTCGTACTTCTTCTACATCAATACCTTGTTTAGTTTGAACAAGGTGTTTTTTAAACAGCTCACCAACAATACCGTCACCAAAGTTAGTTTCAACAACTAATTTTGTAACTCCATACTTTTTACACCCTCTGAGAATGTCCAAGAGTGTGTTGTCACTGTACCCGTCTTTGTAAGCACGCATTTCGTGCAAGTACAAGAAACCGTTTCGTTGGGAGATATAAGCTGCAGCTGTTTCATCTGAGCCACGACCCGACGGGTCAACCGAGCAGATTGTTTCTTGGTAGGGTAACCATTCTCCAACAAGCTGCATTGGACCGTAGAAATAATCCCCAGGTAGTCCGACAGTTGGTAGGTCTTTGATGACGTTTTGGGGGTCTGAGCACCAGACGACGGAATCAGGAGCAGACTTAGGATTAACAGAGGTGACCACAAGGTCAGCCATTTTAAGCGGGAATTTTTCAGCATCACTAAGACTTGTGTCGAGCATAAACTGCAACATAAAGTTGCTACGACCCATTGACGCTTCACGTTCAACAAGGTCATTTTCACCAAAGCGGTCAGGATCAGTTACTTCCCATTGATCTGCACCATTGTCCATATCAGCCACCAGCTGCGGCGCTAACAGTCCTTCATACTGACTTACCTTCCTTGGGTACCTAGCAGGCCAAACAAAGGGCTTGTAGGACCGCTCAGCAAGCTTACGGTAAACAGTAAAGACAGTCTGAGGAGTCCCCAAATACATGATTCGACTATCTTTTTTAGGAGTAAGGATAGATTCAGCCTCTGTACAGAGTTGAAGTAGTTTTTCCCTCATCAGTTCAGTCATACTGTTTCCGGGAACTTCAATGTCGTCAAGAATCATTAGGTCAGCACGACTACCGGTAAGCTGACCGGTAATACCAACTGATTTAACCGAAGGTGCTTGGTGAGGTGAGCAGTTAACATCAAAACTAATACGTGACCAACGTGCGTCATCAGCTTTAGGGCGTAAATGAACAAGCCACGGTGTTTCGATAATAAGTTTTTGTAAAAAGATAGACATGTTGTCGGCACGTTCTTTAGATGCCGAAATGATCATAATCTTTTTTTCAGGGTTATTAAACAAAGTCCAAAGAACAAAAGCACCGGTAATCCAGGACTTACCAACACCCCGGAAGGCTTGGATTTGTAAACGTTTTGGACCGTGCTGTAGATAATCAGCAATTGCATATTGGGCGCGTGTAGGTGAAGGGAGATCAAGTTGTCCCCACAAAGCTTGTAGGAACAACTTAAAATCCTTTTGCAACGCCTCTACGACGTTTGTCATTTTTTATCAAAGTATTTTTTATGAATTTTCATACCTTCTTTTGCAAACTGATCAGCAGTAATTTCACCCGCATTAAATTGAATACGTAGTGCATCGTAAGCATCATTTGCAATTTGTTTACGACTAGGTGCTACAGGCCGAGGTGCAGGTTGAGCCGCAGGTTGAGGTGCAGGTTGAGGTGCAGGCTGGTAATCAACAGGTGCGGATGGATCAGGTCTGCCCATCTGTACCTGAGGCTTTGTAGGCAAGATTGGATCACCAGACATGTCTTCCATACCGCTGTATGCTGGTATTTGTCTGGAAGGAGGTGTCCATCCTGCTCCATTAGGATAAGCCTGAGCATTTTCTTGACGCACCTGCTCCATAGTTTTTCCAGGAGCAAGTAAACGCCCAGTTGTGTTTTCTAAAAACCAATCACCTAAAGCCTTTGCTTCTTTTGTTTCAAGTATGCTATTAAGTGCAGTATTAAGAATAGCATGGAGTGGACCGCCACCTATTCTAGAATTAACTTGATTAATCCTAAGACCAGGACGTTGTTGAGGTGCACCAGCTTTAAATTGATTAGATTTTAGATCCCTCATATCTTGCCTAAAAGTTTCAGCTTCTTGCGGGAACCGGCGGCTTGCAACAGGAATGTCAGGTCCAGGTCCAGCTTGAACAGGAACACCGACACGTGGTGCTGTAAAACGACCACCAGGACGTGCACTAGGATTATTACCACCAGTCACTTGAGGGATACTAAGTTGACCAGGAGATTGTCCGAATCCACCAGAAGGACGATTAGGTGGTGTAGCTTGTTGGCGGCTACGAGTCTGCACAGGGTCTAATGTAGGCCGACGTGTTGCAGATTGCTTAGGATTTCTAAAGTCCCTTGTTTGACCTGACCTGTTTGTCGTACGTGTTTGCCCTTGAGCGTTAATAGGTTGTTGGTTTAAAGTTTGCCTAGCCTTATTAGCTAGTTGTTGCTTTACAGTCTCGGGATCCATACCTAACATGTGGAAGATACCGCGACCAATAATATTTAAAAATCTAGGGTCCATTAATTAATATGCGAAAGAATTAGCTGTTCTCTAAGACGGTTAATACCAAAAGTTTGTCTCATCCATGTAAGCCAATTGTCACTTCCTTTTTTCTGATTACACTTAACGCAGGCTGGTACCAAATTGCTTGTAATATCTTCGCCACCGAAGGTGCGAGGATGAACGTGATCCAAAGTAAGTTCGTGTAATTCATAAG